TTGCCTACCATAGCAACACCTAACAAGGTCTTGCAGCCGATGCCAGCTCCAGCCAATCTGTTATACTCATACAGACCATAACAAAACGACAGGTGTAAGTCAGGCAACGGGTCGTTGTGTCTGTGCCAATTACAAACAGCATGGTTAGCTGTCATATTGGACACAGGCTCTATCATAAGGCAAGTCACATGGATCTCCTTTGCTGTTGATTGATATTTACGATGTCAAATAGCGTGAAGAAATTTTAAAAAATTTTCCATTGTACAGTATACCACAACGCCCATACATTGTCAAGTCAATAATTTGACGCCAATTTTTTGACGTGTCAATTTTTTGACAGTGTTGAAATGATTAGTTTTTTAAAAATTTTTTACTTGACATTGTATGGGATAAGTTGTATACTATAGCTGATGTTTGACATTGTGAATAACTAACCAGCACCGGAGAGCTTCTCCGGAGAAAGGGATTGTCATGTCCGACACTTCTGATTATGTTCTGCCTAACGGCTACACTTTCTTTGCATCAACTGCGGGTTATCGTGGAACGTGGGCCTGTGATAAAGATCCAGTTTCGGCTGCTCGTCAAGCAGCGGATCGAAACGGGCCGTACCCTCACTTTGTTCAAGTGTGGTATGCGCCGTATGAAACCACCGAAGTTAATGATAACGGTGGCCTCTCATGGATGTCCGAAACGGCAAACACCATTGTGCCAATCGGCTTTTTTAAGCTGACGTCCACCACAATGAAAAAGTCCAAAGACAAAAACCTCACTCATGAGGAGTTTATGGACTACTGGTTTAATTCTCTTAACAAGAGTTACCAGCATTGGGTGAATGTCGACTCTAAAAAAGTTGGCTGAAAAAAAAACTTGACGATGCACGGCCCACGGACTAGGGTTATGTATGCAAGAATCTCCATTCTGCTGTTGATTGACAATTACACCCTGTTCTGTTGCGATGACCAGAGCAGGGTGTAACTTTTGTAACACTTTTCAAACACAAAAAAGTTACGCTGTAACCCTTGCTGGATAAGGGGTTGCTTGCTGTGAAACTTATATATGTACAGATTTAACAAAAAAATATTTTTTTCATTTTTTTAAGGCGATTCAAATGATCAAAATGTTACACAGGCAATTTCTACAATAATAACATATATATACAAAAATAATTTTGTAACTTTTTTTGTAACATGTAACTTTTTTCCTATTGGTTGCCAAAATAGCTTTATTCATTTAGTTTTAGGATAGGAAGCTATATAAAGGGCTACAATGCAAGTCGTCAAAAAATCTAGAGGTAGACCTCGTAAAAGCATAGAAACTCCTCTGACGCCCAAACAAGAGAAGTTTGTGAAAGAGTTTGTTGCAAACGACGGTATGATTACAAAACGTCAAGCCGCTATAAATGCAGGCTATCCTGAAAAGTCTGCACATGTGAAAGCTTCTGAGCTTACTAATTCAAACATGCACCCAAATGTTGTAGCTGCTATAAAAGCATACAGGGCAGAGTTGGATGAAAAGTACGGCATTACTTTTGCCCGTCATGTCCGTGACATGCAGCGCATACGTGACCTGGCTATTGAAAATGGGGCATACTCTGCAGCCGTCCAAGCTGAATATCGTAGGGGGCAGGCTCAGGGAAATATTTACATTAATAAGTCTGAAATTAGACATGGGTCGATTGACAGCATGTCTCGTGAAGAAGTTGAAAAGGCTTTGCAGGAATTAAAAGACCAGCATGGACACGATATTATCAACATCACCCCAGAAGAAGAAAAATCTGGAGTCGAGCTTTTATCAGAAATTTCGGAAACATCAGAAGAAGTGTCGGCCTAATATCCGACTCACCCGTTTGGAGAGTTGGGCTTCTCTTGGTGTGCCTGATCTTGTCGTTTGTTCTGAATTGGGAAAATTTTATTTTGTAGAGTTAAAAACAACAAAGGGCTCTGCCGTCCGGTTATCTCCACACCAAGTGTCTTGGATGACTCAGCACAAACACGCCCCAACTTATATTTTTGTACACACAAAAAATGCAGACATTTTTGTCTATAACGGGGAACAAGCAATTGAGTTGGTGGACAGAGGATTGTTGTTAGAGCCCCAGTTTAAATTTTCTAATCCAATAAATTGGCAAGAATTTTTAGACTTGACATTTGTTGTATAAGACTTATCCTTTAGTCGTCAACAGTAACTAAAGGAGATGGGCATGACCTATTGGTATGCAACCCCAAAGCAGCGTAGCAGCGGCTTTTCTATTTATTCTAAAGCAAAGAAACTTTCTGATATTGGGCCTGCTTTAGCTCACACTCTTTCCGTATTTCCAGACAGTTTGAAAGATGGGGACATGATTCACGTTTGTAAAAAGAAACGTGAGGGCATGGAGCTGCATGGCATCTATAAATATTCTGATGGCGTTATCACAAAGCAAAATGATTTTATGACTTATATGCTGGGGGGCTTGCTATGAAAACAACACAGAAAATTCTTAAACCTCTTGAGCTATCCCCACCAGAAGCTAACGCATTAATGGTGATGATTGAGAATGAGATAGAAACCGTCTTTGATGATTTTGACCCTATAGCAGATTGGGAGTTCGCAGACTTGTACGCCTACAAGCTGTTGGCCTACAAAAAATATAAAGAATGGTATTTGAGGACTCACAATGTTTAGTTTTGAAGAAACACCTCATGTTTGTGAGGAGTGCGGCGGCAGTGATTGGGTTGCAAATAGGTTTTTTTGTAACAGCCGCAAACAATGGCATAACGATGACATTTCACAATGGTGTCATGATTGTGAGCGTGAAGTTTGCATAATGCCGAAAGATGTGGGCACTGACATGAACAGGCAGCAGTTTTTTGACTTACTTTGGCAAGCTGTTAAAAATACCAATGTCGATTTTTATGAGCTTAATGAACACAGGGCAGACGCAGTAGAGGCTGCTGAACAGGCCCGTGGTGAGTCTGTTTATGTTAAATTCACTGGAATTATAGAGAAGGAAAAAAAATGAAAAGTTTTAAAGTTATAGCAACAAAAGATGTGGGCTATGAGGCCATAGTCATTGCCGAAAGTGAAGAAAAAGCTTTTGAATTGGCAAAAATTAATCCTGATGAGTTTAATTGGAAGCGAACGGATGACGGGCACGACTTCACAATTGAAAGAACTATTGAGGCGAAAGAATTTCCCTATGAAGAAATCAGAGACCCTAATGGAGATTACTTCCTAACACTTAATGCAGCGTTCGCCAAAATAGCAGACAGACAAAACTTGTCTCCCGCAGACATGACAGGCGAATGGAAAGAAAGTGTTTTGAAACATATTTGGGCCGTCATTATTACCGACACAGAAGAGGGAGTTCATTGGACATTTACAGACCCCCGCCATTACGTGAATCGGGAAGGCTTCATTATCACAAAAGAAACCCGTCAGCATGATGATGAAGAGTACAACGAAGAAGTCGTTATGGAAACTGCCGCATGTTCTTGATCAAAATATATCACTGGCTTTTTTATCCGCAGGGCAAAGAGCCCTCAAAACCTTATAAAAGAAAAAAGCTTAAATGGCCTAAACTTTAAAAGATCCCCCGTCACATTTTGGCGGGGGAATTTTTTAAAATTTCTGTTTGACAGTATATAGGACAAAGCCTATAACAATAATAATTCAACTGTCATAATGGAGATTTAGACATGACACACGTTATTGAAAACGAAGGCAACACTTTACAAAACCTCATGCTAAAGGTGCAGGATCAGGCTGCTAGATCACAGGACTTTCTAGTGCCAACTGACCAAGCTTTTTATAAAACTGCAGAATTATTAGAGCCCCGTAAGTCTTCAATTATTTTGGAGGGTCAGGGCGGTGAGCCCACTAGACATTTATGGATCAATGATGTTGCTTTTGACCAGATAGCAGCCCGTGCTGGAATAGACGTGCGGACTGCTAGACGGCTGCAGTCTAGCTATCCTGAAGAATGGGACGGACTTGTGAATGCTATATGGCAAAATGAACCAGTGACCCGCATGATCCGGACGCACATGGACACCGAAACTTATGGGACTGCACGGGCTTTTGTTTCTGACAAGTTCAAGACTTTTGACAATGTGCACTTGATTGAAACTGTTTTGCCTGAGCTGATGGAATCAGACGCCCAGTGGAAAATCCAAAACGCAGACATTACAGAAAAAAGGCTTTATGCCCGATTCAAGTCTGAGACCATAATTGGCGAAGGCGCAAATGTTGGTGATGTTATGGCACTGGGAATCGGTATCAGTAATTCTGAGGTTGGTCAGGGCTCTATTCAAGTGTTTCAGATTAACTGGACACTGGCCTGCTTAAACGGAATGCAAACGCAAAACAGGTCGCGCAGCTCGCACATTACGTCAGCTCGCGGGGATGATGACACTTGGAGCATTCTTTCAGACGAAGCAAAAAATGCGGATAATGCGGCACTTGGCTTGAAGCTGCGCGACATTACCCGCAATTATGCCAGCCGCGAATCTTTCGACGCTGTACTGGAGCAGATGAAGGCAGCAGCAGGGGACGTGATTGAAGGGACCTACACGCAAGGCGCGGTTGAACAGCTTGGCAAAGTGCTTGCAATTCCTAAAAAGCAAACAAGCACAATTTTTGACGGGCTTTTAAATACGATCGGCCAGTCTGGATATGAGCAGGGCCAGCCGATAAGCCGCGCCACCCTCATGAACGCCGTGACAGCTTGCGCGAATAATGCTGAAGCTGATCACGTTGATGAATGGCAACGGCTGGGCGGGGA